CAATTAGTTGAAGAAACTTGTTCTGATGACCTTGATGAATATACGGAGGCATGGGGTTGACGGGTAAAGATAAAATTGTCTTCATTGGTTCTTTCATTTGGTTAATGCACTGGGGCACATGTCTTACATCAGTCATTCTGGATATGGTTATTCTAAAAAACTCTGTGAGAGTGTTACCACTTGGTTTGTGAATGAGTTCTTTCCAAGGCACAATATCACTCTTGATGTAGTTCACCGTGGTCTCAAACGTGAACATGCTTTGGGTTATTGTGATGTGTCGGGTGATGTTTATCGTCCCCGACACTTCTTGATAGAAATGGACACCTATATGGACAAGGACTTGTATATAAAAACTCTTTTTCATGAGTTGACCCACATGGCACAGTGGATCCGTGGTTCCTTGCGACAGCGATACGGAAAATTGTGTTATTGTAAAGAACCTGTGGATAATTACGAGTATTGGTATATGCCACACGAAGTAGAAGCAAGAGAAGAAGAAGAGAGACTATTTGAAATGTATCTAACTGACATGTATGGTGTGCCAGTTGAGCAACCTGCACAGTTCTTCCCTAACCGTTGGCGGGAAGCAGTATAATAACAAGGTATTCAAACAACGGGCGAGTGAGTCCGAGTTTTCTATGACCTCGATGAAAGCATTTTGGGAAGAAGTTCTACAACTTCCTTATAAGTCAAACAGTCAAGATAATCCTCTTCATGAGAAGCAAGTTGAAGAGTTGCTTATTAAGCACAACCTAAAGTATATTGCTCAGCCTAACGGTATTCAAGCATCTCCTGACTTCAGGGTGTTTCTTGAAAATGGAAAAACCGTAGACATTGAGTGTAAGTCTAGCAAACAAACCTATCCCACTTACAACGGAGGTTTGCCAAAGGAGGGTGTTGTTTACATTTTCAGCAGTAAGCGGTATAATGAAACTACTGTCTTCTTTGCTGATGATGTAGTTTCTAAGAAAAAACGTCAGCAGTTTTCTAACCTTGTTGAGGAACTCAATGCTGTTTTGAAACTTCATCAAATGGATGAAGAATGGAAGGAAGACTCTAGAGGTTTTGACTTCTACATCCGTAACATGTATGTTCAAAATGGGGCAGGAAAGAAAGACTATTTCAAGCACTCTGAACGTCAACTCTGCGAAACTAATGTTCTCAATCATAACTGGTAATTGTCAAGAGGTTCTCTCCACTTATGGGGAGAACTTTTTTCATTCCTGTATCACTGACCCACCATACGGTATGGGTATGGACCATTGGGATCATTCCGTCCCTAGTGTAGACATTTGGCGTGAAGTGTATCGTACACTTCGCCCAGGTGCTTTTTGTCTTGCGTTCTGTTCTCCTGAACTTTATCATCGTTTGGCATGTAATGTTGAAGATGCTGGTTTTATCATTAAAGACCAGATCATGTGGATGACTACAACTAAGATGGCAAAAAACAATAGGTTGAAACCTGCTCATGAACCCATTGTTGTAGCACAAAAACCATACAAAGGTTCTCTTCAAAAGAATTTTGAAGAGTGGGGATGTGGTCTCATTGATACAGAGAATACCCGTGTACCTTGGGAGAAAGAACCTCCTAAAGGTTGGGTTGCTGGTGGTGGCAAACGTCGGACATTTGGGCGTGAAGGCAATACAACTGGTGGCGGTAAAGAGTATGGAACAACTGATGCTAACCCAGCAGGACGTTATCCGATGAATATCATTGGAGAGGTTGAAAGTGAGCATCAAAAGTATTTCTATGCTCCCCGCGCTACAAGGAAAGAAAAGGGAGCAAATAACGACCATCCTACAGTCAAACCAGTAAGTTTGATGGAATATCTTATCAAGATCTATTCTCCTGTTGATTCTATGGTGCTTGACCCGTTCTGTGGTAGTGGTAGCACTGGAGTAGCAGCGAAAAGACAAAATAGAAACTTTGTGGGCATAGATCTTAGTGAACACTATACAGAAATAGCAAGGGGCAGGTGTGCGGATGAAGAACCGTCACAGAACCCGCTTGAAGAGGCGCTAGGTGCCTTACAATAACAAGGTATTCAACGAAACCCGATGACTTACGAGAACCAAACCAACTCCGATGCCCACGGTGCTGCTCGCTCTGGACAACAGCGTGAGTTGATGCTGCGAGAGTTCTTCAATGTTAACGGTTTTACTTTTGTGAAAACCAAGAAAGAATGTGAGAAACTTGGTATTCCTTACGAGGGTACTATCAAACACGATGTACCTGAAGAGTATGCAGAATGTGGTTTTAAGTATTTCCTCGCTGATGGATATTGCCCCGAACTTGATGCCATCATTGAGTTGAAAGGTGGTGATAAGAGCGGCACTACTGAGGAGAAAGTGTTCTTCGACCTGGAGAAACTCCGTGATGGTTGCTATGGTGAGCGTACCATTCTTTACATCACTGAGGGTAAGAAAGAAACTGATAAGTGTACCAAACTCTTCACCAAGAAACTGGTGAAATCTCAGGAGCGTGGTGATATTGCTGAGAATGTGCACGTTCTCCCCTTCAGTATGCTCACCAAAGAGTTGTTGGTTGAAGTTGCTGGGTTGCAAGATACTCAAACCCGTGGTATAATCTATCAATTCTTGGTGTAAAGATGAAGACAAAGATTCAACCATTGTTTAAGTGGACTGGTTCTAAACAGCGGATGATGCAACAGTATCAACCGCACTTCTTTCCACTTGAGAACTTCACACGCTTTGTCGATTTGTTTGCTGGTGGTCTCACTAACTCCCTGTGGGTATTTGAGCACTACCCCAAGAAAGAGTTTGTTATCAACGACTGGAATGGTGAACTGACTCTGCTGTACTCTACTCTGGCAAATCATACCAATGAAGTTGTCAATGAGTGGCAGGAGTGTGTGACTAAATGGTTGACTCTTACACCTGAAGAACGCAAGGAATACTATTACGAACTGCGTGAGATTTATTGTCATGACCATGAGAGTAAGTCTGACGTTTATCTCTCTTCGTTGTTGATGTTCATGCTGCAAGTGAACTTCAATGGTATGTGGAAAGCGTACATCAAATGTAATGGAAGGTATTCAACTCCTCCTGGTACATGTCAACAAAAGCAGGCGTTCTTTGACCGTCAAAAGATTTTTACTGTGGCAGAGTTTCTGAAGCGAGCAACTATCACCACTGGTGACTTTGCTGCTCATCAACCGCAAGAAGGCGACTGGTTGTATGCTGACCCACCGTATCGTGACAGTGTTGTGCTTTATCAAGGTGGTTTCACTGAGGAAGACCAAGTAAGACTAGCAAACTATCTTACAGGGTCTGGATGTAAGTTTGGTTACTCAAATAAGGACATCCACGATGGATTCTATGAGCGTAACTTTGCTGGTTGCAACATCATTGAAATGGAAGCAAAATATACAGCAGGCAGAGGCACCTCTACGCTGGACGTGAGCGAGGTTCTGGTGACCAACTATGTGCCAGTCAAAGAGGTGGCACACTTCGCCTTGTAGAGCGCCCTGAGCACCCTATAATAAGTACATCGACAGGGACACAACCCATGCAACTCCAAACCTCCGCCACTACCATCGACTTCTATCCCGTGGGCAGCGGCAAGCGTTTTGTCAAGCGCGTCATCTGGCACAAGGGTGAAGAGACTGAGATGACTTCCTTCACCACCCGAGTGAAGTCTGACGCCATTTATGACATCAACCAGTACATCGCCAACGGTGCTGAAGTCCTGGACTTTAACTTGGAAGCATACACTGGCTCTGACTACTCTCCCGTCTACTGCTGATACTGTGACACTCTCCGAACTGGTCCACAAGTGGTTGCTGAAGCGCCTGGACCTCCTATAATACTTTCAACAGCAAACGACACATGACCATCACCGAACGCAACCAGCGCAACTACGAACTCCGTGAGCAACTGCTCAAGGCGCGTGCTCAGGTCGCTTGGATTGAGCAGGAGATCTGGTTGAACAATGAGAGGTACAAGAACCAGAATCTTGACCTCTTCACCGAAATGTTTGGAGAATGATTACACAAGAAAACCGAGAGTTTGTTGACTTTCTTTTCAGCAAACTGGTCAAGCATGTTGATACTGATATGCTTGACCTTCACGACTCTGATAGTTGTGACGACCACCTGATGTTTGCCCAACTGGAGTTATTCTAATGCAATTCCAAGTTACTGACATTGAGTTTGACTTCACTGGTTGTTTAGAAACCTGGGGTTCTTATGAACTTCCAGAAGAAGAGCAGAAAGAAGTTTATGGTGAAGTGCTTGGTTCTTTCTGGGATGCAGATGATGAAGATGACCTTGTAGAAGAAATCACCGCTGCTACTGGTTGGTGCATTAAGTCCATTGATTACCGTCACATTCTTAACTGAAACTCATGCCTTTCTTCAATCCTTTTGGTAACGGTGAAGTCGCAGAGGAAAAGGATAAAGACTTTTCCTGCTACATTCCAATGGCAAGTCTGAATCGTGGCACCTATCGTGAACTCAAGGCAATTCTAAATGAGTTGCCTGAGGATATGTTAGACAACCCTATTATCATCTCAGATGATAATGAATACAAAGAAGTTATGAGTCTTGGTTTTACTGGACCCGCCTCTGAGTTGGGTGACGGACACATGTATCTGAGCATTTGATTATGAAGAACACTCACATCGAACACCCCGAAGATTCCATCCTTACGGGTGACCTTTCTGCGCTTAACTGGTTCGTCACCGATGGTAGGTTGAGTCTTAAGATTGATGGTGCTCCAGCTATTGTATGGGGACGCAATCCTGCGACTGGTAACTTCTTTGTGGGAACGAAGAGTGTATTCAACAAGGTAAAGATCAAAATTAATGAAAGTCATCAGGATATTGATGATAACCACACTGGACCTGTAGCAGAGATTCTTCACCTTTGCTATGACTATCTTCCACGCTCTCCGTGGATTTTGCAGGGTGATTTTATCGGTGTTGGTGGTAGTGATGAGTACCAACCTAACACCATTACCTATGTCTTCCCCAGTGTGATTCGGGAGACTATCATTATTGCACCTCACACATATTATGATGCTGAGGATGATCTTCGCAATGCAGTTGGTCGCCCATTGGACTTCAGTCTGACTGATACTCATCACTGTAAGTTTATCAAACCACAAGCATGGATTGCTTATGGTGCAGATAAGTTTGAGGATGTAATTGATGTTGTGGGATTTGCTAAGCAAATGTCAACAACTTGTGAGTTTGTAAGTGATAAGAAAGCGCGTGAAATGAAGAAGGTGTTTAACACTTTCATAAAAGTCGGTGCCGACCTGGACGAAGAGGCACTGACGCTCGCCTGCGACTGCGACCGCAACCTAATTCGATTGTGGAAACTTGTCAAGGCTATTAAGGACGACTGTTTGATGGTTTGTCGCAACAATGGACCCACTGCTTATATGGGATACGACCGAATTGATGCTGAGGGTTATGTTTATGCGAATGAGTTTGGAATGTTCAAAATAGTGAAGCGGGAGGCGTTCAGTCGTGCCAACTTCAACAGCGGACGCTTCCAAACCAATTGAAGAACTGTCACAGCACCCCTTCCTGGGGTGCTTGGAGGCTCTATACTACTAAGGTAGTCAAGGGAACGACCCCATGAGCGCCACTCACGTCTTCTACAAGGTTGAGATCGACACCTTTGAGTCCCCTGAGCACCCCATCATCTACTTCCGCAAGTGCAAGCGTTGCAGCACTGCCAAGGGTGCTGACCGTCAGCACAACCGTATGGTGAACGAGGCAGTGGAGGCATGGCGTCCGTTCTCTCAGAAGATCAGTCGCTACACCGTCTCCCGTGTGCCAGCTGACGTAGTGGTCCACGGGGACATCCGCTGACCCCTTTTGTGCCCTATACTGACTTCAGTTCAAACGAAACGACATGAACGACTTCTTTGACATTGCAGACGCTCCTGGTGAGATCTTCGA